ATGACGGAAAGCCATCTTCGCAGCGTCGCAAAGGGAATCAGTTGGCGCGTCATCGGCACGATAGATACGATGGTCATTAGCTACTTGGTGACGGGTAGCGTTAAATATGCCGCCGTGATCGGTTCGGTGGAGGCCATCACGAAAGTCGTTTTATTCTGGGGGCATGAGCGCGTCTGGCATCAAGTGTCGTGGGGAAGAAAACATTACCGGCATTCGCGCAGTTGAAGCCTTAAAAGCGCATAGTCTTGCAAAGCGACAGGAAACACGGCATCTGCTGGCGCGGCTTCGATCTCGGCTGCCAGCCTCCGCTGAAATTCGCGGTCATATTTTCTGATCGGTGGACAAGCGCGCGCTGGGTCAGAACTTGCCGTCGCGCAAGCGGTTAACAAGCTCATCACGATTGCGAGGAGCATCCAGCGTTGCGCGAAGTTGAGCATCTTTGATCTCCGATGATTTTTTGAGTTGATCCACACGTTCAGCGTTGCGGCCCGCCTGTCTTGCGCCAAGCAGAATTGTTGCCACTGACACCGCCGCCACGCCCCAGCCGATAATTCGTAGAAGATTGCCGGAAAGCCACGTTTTAATGATCGTCCACATTAGCGAAGTCCTTTGCGGCGGTCGTCGATCCGCGCCCAGATCATAACGCCAATGCCGATCAAGGTTACGATCAGCAGAAGCCATTTTGCGGCATCCAAATACGGCACGATCCCTGCCAGCGCATCGCGGGCGGGATCGATGGTCTGCTGGACGGCCTCCACTACGCCAAGGCCCGCGGTGGCGGCGGTAGCGGCCTGCCCCCCCTTAACGGTACGGGTTTTCTGGAGATTGGAGGCTTCAGGTTCTACCCCTGCGAGGACGAGAGCCTTGGTGATTTCAACGTCGGTGTAGGGCTGCTGACCGTTTTCATGCCGGATGATGGCGCAGGTGACCGCGCTCAAATGCTCGAACTTGTGCATATCGAGAGGACGGTCGGCATCAAAGCCTGAGTCTTTCGCCACGGCAGAAATATACGCTGCCGTGTTGTTTTCATTTGCAGGCGCCCACCGGCAGATGATCTGTCGGATGCTGCGGAGCTTGTGTTCGTCCTGATAGGCGATCAACGTCCGCGCCAATGCTCGGATGCCGTAGGTGGCGGTTTTGAAAACGAAAAACTCTTTATCCGCTTGCGACGTAGCTAAACCTTGCCACGGATCGGATGTACGGCGAAGATTGCCGGGGTTGTTGTTGCGAATGCCGCGCGCAGGGGTTTTTGTCGTGGTCATGTGGTTTCTCCTTTTTATCCGCCGATTTTCACGCCTGCGAGGTACGCAAGACCGATAACGATTGCCATGAGCGTCGCCTTTGTGACGACGGACACGGCAGTTTTAAGGGCTTCGGATTTGACGGCACGGCAGGCGCGAAGCCAATCCCGCAAGTCGCGGATGTCCGCTCCAGCCTCCGTATCGCTCAGGCCGATCTCCGTGAGGGCTTGCTTCGCGCCGTTACAGGCAGCTTGCGTCAGGAGAGTTTGAAGCTCCAGGCGCGTGAGGGTGATATTGTCTTCCATTGTTTATGTTCCTTCCGGGTAGGGAGGCTGATCGGGCAACGGGCCGATGCCTGTTTGGAAAATTTCACGGAGGTCGGCAACGTATTCCTGCCATTCGATAGGAAACGGGATGCCTGCCTTGACGCATCGAAGAGCTGTCATGTCAGACTTAGCCAGCTCGTCGTAAGCACGGTCTTTAATCAGACCGATCAGCTCTTCTTCCGTGCGCGGCCTTGTCTGCCAGACTTGAACCAGTTCCTCGTCAATAATGAAGCCTGTGACGATTTCCGCATCCGTATCGGCGGGCTTTGTGGTTTCTGTTACCTGATAGAGACCTGGGATTTCGGATTTGGGGAAGTTCGGGGGATATTTAGTTCCGTCTGCGCTGACATAGGGGGCGTTGTCTGCAATGGGCGTGAGGGTTTCATCTGTGTACATTTTTGCTTGTCCTTGTTATCTCCAGCAGGCCACGGACATGATTGGATTCGTCCAGCCTCCCGACGCCGTGGCCGTGATGGTCGGTGTGGACGCCCCTGCGGGGAAATATTTTGACGCGCAGGACTCGCTATAGTTAGCCGGAGCGCCGCTGTCGGCGTCTCGCACAAGGCCCGCCCACGTCCACGACACGCTGTTTTGAGCGCCGGTGTGACCGATGACGATAGACTGGGGCGGCGGCGAGATACTGTTGATGGTCGCCGTGTTCGAGGGGGCGGAGGTTGTTCTCGCGTTCGCGTAAACTGTGGTCGAGGTCAAGAAACGCAGGACATAGACGCAAAGGCGCGTTCCGACCTGTGCAAGAGTCCAGTTGACGACGATGTTGGCTGTCGTCCCCGAGGGCACGACAGCGGCAACGATGAATTCCGACCCGTTTGCGAGGGACTGCCCTTCAATGACTGTGAAAGCGACACCACCGATGGTGCCGCTACACGTTCCGCCCGCGTCGCGCATCCCCTTGATGCAAACGACGACAAGACGATTTGGATCATTTGCTTCTCCGATGCTGGCGGTGTAGCTGTAAGACGAAGCCGTGCCGGACAAGATCTGTTGAGTGATGAAAGTACAGGTTGGCCCCGTTTCGCCAAAGTGCATGACCGGAAAAGTGAACATGACCCCTCCCTTTATATGAAGATGGCAGCAGCTCCATAGCCGCCGGAATAGTTATTGCTTCCGGTCAGTACCAGCGTGGCGTCGCCAGGGGCATCGGCTTTGGCGTGAGCGCCAATCCAGCTTGAGTTTCCGCTACCAGATGTGCTGTAAGCATCGGTCACGACATCGGTTAGGACGCCTGTGACAGAAGCGGAGTATGAAGATTCCGTGGATCGAGAACGGGCGATGCCGATAATGACGGAAGGCTGTGCGGGCATGGTCGGAGAGAAAGTGTAATTCGCCCCTGATACCACACCGTTCATGACCTGATCTAATGCTGTCACGCCTGTAATAACCCAACCGAACATCCGCGATCCGTTGGTGCAGGCAAGATCGGCGGTTGTTCCGGTGGGAATAAAGGCATAGGCCATCACCATCGGGTCTGAAATCGCGGGTTGGACGAGGATTGTGGCTCCCGATCCGTTGATAGTTGGTGTGCCGAAAGGCGTGGCTGCATCCAGTTCTCGCTGCGCGGCAACGACCACAATGCGGTCTGGCCGTGCGGGGCCGATATTGAAGCCAGTACCGCCTCCATTTGCAAAAGCCCCTAGAAACGTGACCTGTGGCGCACCGCCACCGAATTGACTCATGGGAAAGGTAAACATTACGAGAAGGCTTTCTGGCAGACGCCGTACATATTCGTGCCATCGGTCACGAAGGTGAGAATGTCAACAGCGTTGGCGGCGGTAGAAAGTACAGGCGTAACCCCGTTGGGGAATTTGTAAACAGAGTTGTAAGCCAGCGTCCTGTTCCCCGTTGCATCCTGCTTGACAATCAGGACATAGGTTGCGCCCGCAACTTTGTTGCTGGGGTTGCCGAGGGTGCGGTTTCCCGACAGTGTCACTGTGCAGACTTGGTTATTTGAAGCATCCCAAGAAACCGTTGACGCATCCGTGAGAGTCGTGGCGGTAAAGTTCTGGGTTTTCGTGTAGCCTTGGGCGACGTTGGTTTTAGCGGTGTTCGCGTCATACGCCTGGACGTTTGTGCCGATAGCGAGGCCAAGGTTGGTACGGGCTGCGGCTGCGGTATTGGCTCCAGTACCCCCTGCGGTAATAGCCGTGATGCCGCCAGCATTCAAAAGAACGAAGTTCACGCCATCGAATATCAGCAGATAAACGCCGCTTGCCGCCAGCATTCCTGCCGTCAGGTTTGCGCCATCGAGGGTTTTGATGGTTTTTGCCGTCAGGCCATTGACGGCTAAGGTAGATGATCCTGTGTTGGCGTTGGCAGGACTGAGGGTGACGATTTGCCCAGCAATGTAATCCGTGATGGCGGGCGTCGGTGTAATGACGTAGGTGTTGGCGCTTCCCGTATCAGCGGCAAAGTTCAAGAGACGGATCGGCGCCGTCCCCAAATATGGAGAAAACGTGTTCGTCGCGCTGTTGATTTCACCAAGGACAATCCAGTCTGACCCGTCATGAACTTTCATGAGCCACGGCGTTGCGCTGTCGTCCACCCAGACCATCCCCGCCTCGGCATAAGTGGGGGCGGTCGATCCCTTGTGGTGATTCAGAAGGGCGCGCTTGGCGTTGTTATCCTGGGTGCGATACGTGAGGCCGGAGAGGTTTGCGCCCAAGATGGGGTTAAATTGTGTCATGTCTCCTCCTTAAGTTTTCCCGTAGCCCTTGGCGATGTAGTCGAAGGTTCGCGTAATCCCCGCGTTTGACCCGTCAAAGAAGCGGATGCTGAAGCCTGTCGGGGTGCGGTTAGTGATGGTGAAATGATCGCCCGTCTCCATGTCGCTGGAGGTCACGCCGATGACAGGCGTTTCCTTGAAGGCGTAGAGGAAGGAAATGTTCGATCCAGTTGGAAGCGAGATCAGATTTTTCTGCGCGTCCGTCCGGTCTGGCATATCAATGTTGACGAACAGCTCCGACACCAGCGGCGAAACACCTGGCTGGAAGCTGAACAGCAGAATGCGGCATTGGAACGCCCGCGCCGTGTAATCCCCCACAACGAAATTCATCCAGTCGCTCCAAACAGGGGAGTCAGAGGGATCATCGTTGGTGGTGCGGACTTGAAGCTGGACGTTGTAGGATGTCGAATCTGCACTCTGGTCGAAATCCCCCATCAAATCGACGTTGATGACGGTATCGAAGTTTTGTTGCAGGCTCACGCCATCGACGGCGATGCTGGCGGTGAGCTTGGAGGTATAGACATCTCCTAGGTCAAAGTTATTGAAGAAATAGTAAGTGCCAGATGACAGAATGCCGTTGTCGGAGAAGTCAAGGTTTTCGGCGGCATCGACATCTTCCAGGTCATCGAAAAGGTCTGCGCTGTCGAGCCGAAGAACGCCCGCGTCCGCCGCTGTGCCTTCATGGATACCCATGTATTCCGGCTGTTCCGTCAAGACCGTGACGGCGTTGAAGCCTTCAACATCGGCGATGGTCGAAACCACCCTTGCTTCGTTGACGCTTTCGCGTCCGCCGAAGTCTACAGCTTTGATCAAGTACGTTCCCACTAGAGCGGGGACGGTGACCGAAGTGGCCGGTGCGGATGCCTTCAGAACCAGATCGACCGAGCTTGCCCACGAAGCATTGCCGGACATATCGGGCGAAAACTTGATTCTGTAGTGGTTGAGATCGATGTTTGGGACGGCATCCCATGACAAGTGAGCGGTTTGCCCGTTGACGTTGACCTGAAAGCCCGCCACGTCAGCAGGAGGCTCTGTCGCGCCAACAACATTCTGGTTGGTGATGATCGTCGGCGGCGAGGTCAGGCCGTTGCTGTTTTTATAGGCAATACTGATGTCGTAGTATTCAGCCGCCTCGACATCGATCACCCTTATCTGGTTGCCAGACTGGATAAAGCTGGCCGACCGGAAGGTTGTTTCTCCATCGGCGCGGATTTGCACGTCGGTGAATAGGACGCCCGAATAAAGCGGTGTCGCCAGCGTCATTGTGATGGTAGAGGAAAACGATCCGTCTGGGTTGCGGATCAAGGCTTCTTCGCCCGTCTGGACGCTGATGACAACAGGGGACGGCGGACGCTTCAGGTCTGCCGGAACGGTGATGTTGCTTTCGTAAGGCGGGATCGTGCCGACATCTGCCGTATGGACGGCAGGCGCGGCATCGACACAGGTAATCCGTGCGGTCAGATCGGACTGTGGCTCAATGCTCTTGACGATACATTCGATACTTTCCAGTCCTGTCTCGCCAAAAAGAACGAGGTCGCCAACGCCCGGCGCCTCGGCAAAAGACAGAGGCGTGGAGAGCGTGAGAGCCTTGGTTTCCCCCGCAACGGTTGTCAGGGCGCAGATGAGGCTAGAGCCATCAGCCTTGCGGATGCGGACGGAATAGCTTTTATCCGCTTCCATTGTAAAGGTGTCGTCAACGACAACCCCGGTCACGTTGTCATCGTCATCTTGCAAGGACTTGATGCGAGCAGAACCAAGACCAACAAGCAAAACGTCATGGGTGAGCCGGATCAGGTCGCCTCTTGTGCAGACGATATGCTCGATATCAGTATTGAAGCTGAAGGTTTCCGGCCGCAAGCGCGCTGTGGCGATGTGGTAGCGGCCATCCTTCCAGGCTTGGTCGGGATGGGTAATCCCGATTAGTTCCAGCCCCTCAAACTTCGTAGCGTTGGTGGCATCGTATCCGTCGTCGTAAACAATCCTCTCATCGGCTTGCCAGTCATTGTTGCGGTTGAGAAATTTAACCCGAAAGCCATGCGGCAATTCGGGGAAGGCTTTTTGCGATTGAAAGCCGAAGCTGTTGCGGGGCGTGAAATGTTGCGCTGGGGCGCTTTGCACCTTGTCTTGCACCACGCGCCACTTGCCGTCGATAACGGCAGGGCTGGCACGGCCTGCGGCAGCGATGTCGGCAAGAAGGTCGTGAACGCTGAGCTGGCTGTCCACCACATAATTGAATTCTCTGCCTGCCGCCGCACAGTCCTCATGCCATTGCTGGAAAGCAGCCATGTCGAGGCGGCTGTCACCGAGGGCGCGGGCATTGGCCTTGCCCTGCAAAACTTCACGATAGACGGCGGCAGGGTTGGCGGTCTCACGCGCAATCCAGCTTGATCCATTCCAGTCCGGCAGGATGGAGCTGACAACACCGCTAAATTGGTCAACGATGCCGTTGAGCTGGTCGGTTGCCCTGATACGCAAGACCGTAACAGCCAGCCCCTTGATTTTGACGGGGTTATCGTTGCGGATGGAGCGCAAAGCCGTCCAGACAACTTCATCGATAATGGTATCGCTGGTGCTGTCTGCCGTCACGCGGCGCAGCCGTACATCGTATTGCCCGCGTGTGACTTTGAAACGAAGGCCATTGCGGACGGCGGCGCTTTGTTTCGCGGTGATACTGAGGGCGGGCGTGGTTGTGCCAGCGTTGCCCCAGTTGCCCGTTCCTGTCGGGGCGTATTCGACTTCGATATTGACGGTCTGGTTGCTTTTGCTGCCGCTACTGCCGTATTTCGCAAGGCCACGCGGGAAGGTCACATCGATACTGATTTCATCGACATTGTCTTCCGTCGTCCGCACCTGCCATCCAGCGGCGGCTGTGAGCGTGATAGAAAGATCGTTCTGGTTGATCTGCTTCGTGAAGAGCGTCAACGGCGCGTCGTCGTCGTAGCCCTGGCGGGTTTCAATTTCGACATCGGCGAATTCGTCGATGCTTGTGTCGCCGATCCGCAGATCGCTGATGACAAGAGGGCCATAGCCCCAAACAAAAAGCATACGGACGTATTGGTCGTTGCCGACAATCTCCGTGAAGGGCAACGCGCCATAGGGCGGCATCATCCGATGCTTGCCGAGGGGCCGCGGGATAGCGTTGAAGCGGAGGACTTGGTTTTTGCCCCCGCTGATAAATTGCGTGGGTTTTTCTGTAATGCTGGCGACGCTTCCGCCGTTCTTTTGCTTCGACGGCGGGGCGATGGCGCTAATCACCAGCCTGCCCACAACGCTAACAATCCCCGTAGCTATGGAAAGGCCGCTAATGCCGCCAACCGTCCACGAGATCAGCCCCGCAGAGGTAGCCGTGGCAAGCCCCGTCGCGGTCGCTAAGGAGGCTCCAAGGGCTGGGGCGGCAACGATAAGGGCAAGGGACAGAACCGTTGCAATGGGGTTTTTTCCGCCCCCTTTGCCGGGGACAACGCGGATGGTAACAACAGTCCCCGCCTTGGGCCGGACGGACAGCCACATGGTTTGCGGAATGTAGTCCCCGTTGACGAATACATGGGCAAAGCGAACGGAGACGCGGGGGATAGCAAAAAGGACGATTTCAGCAATCGTCCAGCCTTGCGGGATTTTCTCCCTGATGTTGCGGACGCGAAAAGGCTCAGGGCAGGCTGTTAGCCAGACCGTTTGTTCCGGTTTCTCCATAGCGGTAAAATCCTGTGACCCTTAAAGCCCAGCGTGCAGATGCGTAACTGTCGAGAACGCTACCGATGCCGACCTCGGCATGGAGCATTCGACCTTTTTCAATGACGAGGCCGACGTGGATCGGTTGCCCGCGCATTCGCAAGACGACCACGTCGCCGAATTTTTCTTCGCCGTGTTCGATAGGAATCCAATGCTTGCGTTCTTCTTCGATCAGCGGCGCAAGCTGGTCTTCGCGTGTCGTGCTATCGTAGTAGGTGGAATAGGACGGCAGCGCGATGCCGAACTGCTCCGCCATAACCAGCCGGACAAGCCCCCAGCAATCGACACCTTTCCGATCTCGACCATGCTCTTTGAAAGGCAAGCCAATGTAATGGCCGACCCAGATTGGGATGGACATTTAAAAGAACCCATAATTTATGGTTTTAGGTTGACGGGATTTCGGTAAAGAGCTACTCAATCCGTATGGAAAAAGCAGAATTTGAAAAAGCGAGGGCGGAGTTGCCCATCCTGCGTAGCTTTATCGACTTTGTTAACAAGCAGGTCGGCGTCTATTCCGATGCCTTGTCCAGCTTTGAAGGAAACAAGGTTCGTGTCGAGAGGCAAGTGGCTCGTGTTCAACGCCCTGTAGGGCGACAAATTAAAGATGGTCGCCCCGTTGTTATGTGGGCAAGTTTTGAAGACCCGTCATCTCCTGATGCTATACATCATCGCATTATCAGAGCTGATGATTTTATAAAAGTGAATTCAGAGGCTGGCTTCAATGAGCAGCAAGTGTGCTGGTCAATTATCGTCTTTATATTTGCGTATTGGGATGAAGAAATCCGGCCACAAATCGCCAAGGTTCGCGGCGTTACACCGAATGAAGTTATGATAGATGAATTCGGTGATCTAAGAATCCTTCGCAAAAATATAATACACAACGGCGGCATATTGCCCGCAACGGATCATACAAAGCTCAAGATGATGCAACCTCTTGTTTTACCAGACGCAGCCATTACTTTCTCTCACGATCAGATGCACAAGCTCTTCATTCATATCAAGCAGGGCATTGCAAAGCTAATCTTGAAATATACAGGCGACTTACCTGGCGCTCCCGATGCGTCAGAAATCGTAAGTATTGCAATACAAAACTCTTAGAATAGCCCTGGAAAATCCGCCGGAGAAAATACTCGCGCCGGATAAGGTTCACCGATAAATTCTTCCAACGTAAGGTCGCCCTCGACGGTGAGTTGGTCGTAGCTGATATTGGACAGACGAAAGTCCAGAAACTCGGCCTCCACCACATCCGGCGTTTCCGCCATCACAATGCGGATGGTGACATAGGGCGCGGAGCTGATCGTGCGAATGGCAAGAACAATCTCGCGGCTGATGTTATCGATCCGCAGTTTGGCGCGCGGAGGTCTGTCGTCTACATCATCGGGTAAAATGACTTCAAAAGGAAAGGCCACATAGTTATCACCGTTATGCAGAACAGCCTGTCCGCTGCTATTGACGCGGATTGGTTCTTCCAAATCCGGGTGGCTGAGGCTGATCAGGACGACGAATTCATGCTCGGTCTCCTGTGCGTAAACGGCTTGTTTTAGCTCGGCGCTGACGTTGCGGCTCATGGCTGTATCTCGAATTTCAGACCGACGCGCCAACGGCCTGGGCCGAAATATTGACGTTGCGGCGGCGCGCCGAATACCACGGTCAATATGCCGACATCTTCACCCGGCGCAGGAAGCTCGAAGGGAAGCGTTTCCTTGATGATGTCCTGAAAGAACGTGACCAAAGCGTTCCATTCTGCCGTTGTCATGACCATCGAGCCGGAGATCGTGCGGATGTTTGCCGTTGTTTTTCGGCGGCGTTTAGGTGGGCCGGCATCCATCGTTGTGGTGATGACGTTGTCGGGCAGGCTGTCGCTGAAGTCCGAAGCAGCGAGCCGTTGCGGAAGCGTTTCAGGCCAAGAGAAGGACATGGATTACCTCGATGCCAAGCCGCCAGCCCGCGCCAGCGCCCGCGAAGAACGGGAGCCAGGATCGCTGAAAAGCTGGGCGTTCATCTCGTCAAGCTGGACAATCAGGTCGCGTCCGCCGGAAGCATTGGGCTTTTCCTGTACCGTTGCTTTTGCGCTGGTATTGTTGTTGATCGTGACATTCACAGTACCGCCGCCTGTCATCGTGACGGGGATGGTGCGTCCGTCTGGCAACGGCACATAGGCTTCGGGCTTTCGGCCTTCGCCGAACATGGCGACCTGTGGGGAATTGGCGATGCCGCCGTTGGCATAGCGGTGTAAGGGCAACGCGCCCGCCGAGGTCATGATGCCGCCCTGTGCAAAGGGAAACAGGCTGGTGATAAAGGACGAAAAGCCACCACTCTCTAAGCTGTTGAACAAAGGCTCGGTGATCGATTTTCGCACCGACATACGGAGAATGTCATTCATGACGGAATTAAAAAGGTCGCCCAGAGATTTCAGGCTCCGACCGCCTGAATTGACGAAGTCAACAATCGCGTCCTCTGCGCCGGACATGGCGTCCGTAAAGAGCTTTTCGATATCCTTTGCCGTGTCTTCGGCTTGGTCACGGTAGGCATGGAAAGCCCGCAACGCACCCGCCTCTGCATCTTTGCGGGCGGCGAGGTTGTTTTCCTCTGCTTTAGTGACGGCACGGTTATAAGTGTCCTGACTGATCGCCCCGGCATCCAGTAACCCTTTCAGGCGCAGAATTTCTGCGGCATAGGCTTCTGTTGCGGAGCGCGTATCTTTTGTGATCTGCTCCCCTTCGCGCTGGAGTTGGGAGAGGCTTTTTTGCGCCTCACCCTGATCATAAAGAGAAGCCGCAAGGCGGGCGACTTCGTTGCGCTGTTCTTTTGTTGCGCTATCGGACAGGCGCGAGACAGCATTTTGAATAAATGCCGCCCGTTTATCCGAAAGCTGATCGATCTGGTTTCCGAGGTCGTTGATAACTTTCTGGTTGGATTCAGCGGCACGCTTTGCGGCTTCTTGCGCGGGTTTTTCAATCGCCGCGATTTTGCGCTGCGCGATGGTCTCCGCTTCTTTGATCGCGCTATCGACAGAAGCCGCGTTGCTGCCGTCACTCTCTCGCAGGGCATCTAGCCGCTTCTTCGTCACCTCCAGTTCTTGATTAACCTTGGCGATACGCTCGGCGGGTTCGGTCATGAGCGTGTCGAGGATGGCATCGAGAGCCTTCCTCTGCTCGGCGAGCCGCTCGCTTCGCATTTCGCGGGCGGCTTGTTCTTGCCCCGCGATGGCGGTAGCCTTTTCCTCGGCAGCCTTGCGGGTCTGGTCTTTGGCCTCTTGGAGAATGCGGTTGAGATCGGCTTGCAGTTCCGCAACACGGCGCTCTTGAAACTGAATCGTGCCGTTGTTAAATCCGAGGACGTTATTGTTGCGGATGTTCTGCAAGGCATCCTGGGCTTGGAGAAGCCTGTTTTGTGCCTTGTAGATTTTCTCGCCTAAAGTATCGTCCTTGAGCATATGGCCGAGACTTTCCACGACGCTGGCAAGCCCAGAGAGGGAGCTTTTGGCGATGGAGCTGACGGCTTCAGTCTGGCCGATGCCTTTAAGAAGGTTGCTCCATGCGTCGGAAAGACGGTTGGCGGCTCCAGCAAGGCCACCAGCCTCCGCCGCGCCGGTGCCACCGACTTTTTTCTCCAAGGCATCGAGGATGATTTTTTGCGCTTCGGCGTGTTGCCCTGTCTCAACCAGATTTTTAATCGTTTCCCGCTGGGTTTCATTCAGCAGGCGGTAGCTTTTTTGCAAAGACCCCAGCCCGTTGATAGGGTCTTCGAGGGCTTTGCCGAGGGCAGAGATATTCGATTTCAGGTCGCCGCCAAAGGTGGCTGACATATCCTGTGCCAGCCGCAGGGTACGGGTGAAAGTTTCGCCTGCAACAGAATGAAAAGTGGCAAGTACCGTCGCTGCGTCTTGCACCTGCTCGCCGGTTGCCAGCGTCGATCTTTCGATTTCTTCTGCCGTTGCCGCGATTTCCTTTGCGGTAATGCCGGAGGCATTCCCTGTCGCCCGCAGGACGGCTTCAAGGCGGGTAAAGGACTGTTCAGCGTGCGCTGCCGCTTCCAGCCCTTTGACCAGCCCCAAGGCCAGAACTCCCAAAGCTGCCCCAGCCGCAAGACCATAAGGGCCAATCGCTTGAAGTGCTGCCCCAAGCGGCCCCAGCTCTCTAGCCATGCCGACGGCAGAACCTTTGACGTCGTTGGCGGCGGCGTTGATTGCCAGCAATGCTTTCGAGGTGGGCTTGCCTGCCAGTTCGATTTTCTTCAGGGACTTTTCGCCACTTTCCCCGATTTCACGCAGTTCGGCTTTGACCTTTCCCCCATCGAGGACGGTCAGCCGGATGGCAAGATTACGCTCTGTCATCTGTTTTTCAGCTCGTCAGCAATTTTCTCGTTGAGGGCCGCGGTCACGCCTGCGTCACAAGCAGGCAGAAGCTCTGCCGTTGCGGGGCAGCTATATCCCAGCGTTTCAGACATCTTCAGATAGGCTTGGAAATCCATGCCCATGACGGTCGTGTTGATCATGCGGAGTTGACTTGAGGTCTTGAGAGTGACATCCCAGGCTTGCCAACCCTCCAACGTCAGCGGTTCGTGCTGGCGATAAGGGCAGATTTCGCCTTTTTCGTTCGCCTTGCCCTCGGCGCAGAGAAGGCCAGATGCGGCGCATCCATCGCAATAAGAAGGCCCGCCGCCAAAATGCCAGTGGCAACGAGCCGTTAGACGTTTTTTTCCTGTTCCAGCAATAAAGCGGGCGCAAGATAAAGACGCTCGAAAGCATCGGCCACAGGCCAGAGATCAAGCAGAGCGTGGACATTATCTGGCGACGGCGGCAAGGTATTTCCGGCATCGTCGCCCACGCCCTCCCACTCAATGATGGCCACTTCCGCGAGGCATTTCAGAAGCGATGTACCGCGCTGGATCGGGTCTGTGGGGTTGTCTTTCAGTGCGGCGGTACGGGCAGCCATGATGACCGCCGTCGATGCCGGCCGCACGAAAAAGCGCAGGTTAGGAAGAATATCGAGCCAGTAGTTTTCACGTTTGAGATTGAGGGTAATCATTAGGCGTAGGTCTCCACATCGTTGTTGAGGGTGACGGTCAGCATACGGGCGGGGCTGGAAGCCTTTGCCGCTTGCCAATCGAAGGTTGCTTGAATACCGCCAGGGCCGCTGACGGCAAGTTTCGGCTTGGGAAGGAAAACCTGGTGCGCCGTGAAAATGAGGAAGAAATCCCCGCTGATCGTATAGGCGAATTCCAGTTCGATAGGCGTGTTGTTGGTAGCGGCGTCGATCAGCGCGGTGTCGGCGAACCGGACATCGATATTTCCCGTCAGTGCGGCGATGGTCGGGTCTGCGCCTTCGATCTTGCCGTCAGAACGGATGGTTTCGATGCGCTCAAGATTATTGCTATAGGTAAGTTGCGCGCCGGTGACATTTCCCAGCACCACGCCATCTTTCTTGATAGACCCTTGAAACTGGTTGAAACGGGTCAGGCTCAGGGCGACAGGCGTGCCGCCGCCACTACTGGAAGCGCGAGTTTCCCCTTGGGCGATGCAGTTGATGGTTGCATTCGCCGCACCGGACCTCGAAAAACTGAGCTGGATAGAATTGGCGCGGATGCCGGAGTTAAGGAAGTAGGCCGGAATATCCGGCATCCCGACTTCCAGCGATAGGCTCGGCAAGGCGGCGAGACCGGAAACAAAGGTGTGGGTGTAATTGTCCCCATCTTCCACCGTGGTCGGCGCACCAAGAAGAGCTTTCAGCCAAAGACCGAAATTCCGCAGATCAACAGGGACGACCACATTGCCTTCCACGCGGATCACGTCGCGGATCGGGGCGGCAGGATCACGGCCTTGGCCCAGAAGGTCAGAGGCAATCAGCCCCTGTTCTGAGCCGAGGTCAGACGATACGAAAGGAAGCTGGTTATAGTCTCCGCTGGGTGGCGTACCGTAGCTGGATTCAAATTTACCCACAAGCTGGGTATTCGCGCCATATGCACGAGCCATGTATTTCTCCTTTTGTTAATGAAGGTCAGCCGAGGGGGTCGGCGGTGACGTAGATCAGTTCCAAAGTCACGGTGGCGGCCTTAATGGAAGCCGCCCCCTCGATGGCGAGGGTATTGATATCGGGCGCGTGTGCGGTCACGATATCGCAAAGACCGCCGAAAGTTTTGTTGGCGGCAACGATGGCCGCAATTTCTTCAAACAGCGCGTCAAGCGCGGCATCGCGGTCAGTAGCGGCGCTCTTCTGAACGGCCACTTCCAGCGACACGCGGTGTTGCCAGTAATAAGACAGGGGCGATAAGATCGCCTCCGGTTCTCCTAGCTCTCCATCGCGCATGACGATCAAGCCGCCGTCTGGGATTTTTTCAGGGAACGCTTCGTTGCGGACAACTTTCACGCCGGAAATGGTTTGCAAGGCCGTGAATAAGGCTTGCAAAATTGTTTCTCGCGCCGTCATGTGGCCTCTTTCTCGTCAGGCCAGGCGGCGACCACCAGCTCTGGGAGCTGGTCGATCCACTTCTTGGCGACGCTGTCGATGTCAAAACGCTTTTTGATATTGACTTCTGGTATCAGCAGGAACATGACAACGGTAGCGACACGTCCTGTCTTGATACCGCGCGCGCTGGCAACGCGGGCTTTGCCTTTCTTTGTGATGCGGAAATCATCGACCACCAGAAGGCCAATTTTCCGCTTTCCCTGCGGCGGTACATAGCGCAGGGGAATATTCGCCTCGGCGAAATCGGCGGGCGTCAGGCGGCGACCTTCGCGGCGAATGACGTATTGCGTCGGTATCGCCAGAAAGCGCCCACGCTTGTTTTTTATAGTGACGCCTGTGGCAAACACCCCGATAATCTCTGGGGCTTTCGTGTAAACAAACCCTGCGGCGTTGACGCTCATGCCGCCCTTGGGGTAAATCACGCCGCGCCAGCTCTGCGCGAGGCGGTTGCCCAGCCCCGCACCTGTGACTTGATGGCGCAGTTCTTCTTTCAGTCCATCCGTCGCTTGCTTTATACCGCGACTGACGGCGGTTTCTGCATCTTTCACCTCTTTTTCCATGACAGCCTTGAGGTTTCCAAGAATGGCGGCCTTCAGGTGCATGGGCAGACATCCAGCGTCCAGACCAGACCTTCCCGATCCAGTTTTGGTTCGCTCTGTACATTATATATATGTGTTCCGAGAGTGATCTGATCCCCTACGGCGGGTTCAGGCACTTCCGAAACGCGCACATCGAAAAGCATGGTGGGCGTGTGGAATTGCCCTCCGCCAAAGTCCACCACCGTATCCGGCTGCTTGGCGATCACCCGCACGGGAAGAGATGCGGATGTGCCGACAGCCAGATAGGTGGCGGGTTTGCTCAAGACCGGATCGGTAAAGAGCTGGTCAATCATGCCAGGAAAGGCCACGGTCTTACGTCCGTTTGGCTTTGATCAAGGTTTTGGGGCGGGTGCAGATCGGCAGCGGGTTCGATTGCGTATGAACCTTAACCCAGCGACCGAACTCCTGATCCACCGCCTGTTTTGCGTAGCGCGGCAAGCCAATGGTGTTTGCCGTCTCTACGAAGTCGGCGGGCGCATTGTACTGGCGGAACAGCCCAGGCACACCCACAGGGAAGAAGTTGGCTTTGTTGGCGTCGGCATAATCGACCGTACCGACTTTGCCGCGATATTCTTCGAACACGATGCCTGCGTATTCGAATGAACCGCGCGCCTGACCTTGGCGCAAGAACAGGCCGTCAAGGTAGCGTTCATAGGCCGTCTTGATTTCAGGGTGGACGATCAGGTCATCAAAGAAGGCCGAGCCGCAGAAGGCATGGATGTGGTCATAGGGTTGCGCCCCCAGCTCATCCTCGATCTTGCGGCGGATGTCATGGCACTTCTTCTTGATGATGCCATCGGTCGGCGTCTGGTTGTCGAGGTCGAAATCTACCTCCGCATAGGGCGTGACGCCGAACTCGCTGAAGAGATCGTAGAGAACGGTCGCGCCATCGGCATCGAGGATTTGTCCCTTGATCGCACCGACTCGCAAATGCTCCAGCGTGGCATCGTGTTTACGTGCCATTTCCGCAAGGCGGAACTGAAGCACCTGTTCGAGGCTTTCCAGTTGCGATTCCGAGCCAAAAGCGCGGACGTTCTGGATTTCATCGGCCAGGAGCGTGTCCTCAAGCGCGATGTGCGGCACGACGAAAGAGCGTGCCTTGCGCTTGTTGTGCAGGTTCTGCACGGCGGGTGCGCCGCGAGAGGTTGTCTCAATCAGGTTGAGACTGCCTTCGCGTTCCTCGATCATAATCGAGGTGGTAGAAACGCCGGACTCGGCAAAGATACCGAGCTGGCCGATCCTGCCTGGAACGAAGGGGACTTTGTTGATCGCGTCCGTGAGCGAAATCACGGAAAAGGCGCGATTGCTGAAAATATCAAGTACAGGCATAGGGGATAATCCTTTCGGGTTGTAAGGCAAAACAAAACCCCCGCACGCGGAGTGGCGTGCGGGGGTTTATGTCAGGCAGCGTGGTTGGCGTTAACGGGCGATGATGTCGTAGAGCCGCAGCTCGGTCAGACCCGCTTCTTTCTGGGCATCGTTGGCGCCGGTGAACCAGATCAGTTCTGCCTTGTTCACTTCGGCATGGCGAGCGATGACGACACCGGGGCAATCACCCGCCGTGGCGTCGGCAAAGTCGATCAGGATGGCGGATGCCACCTGTGAGCCGTCCGTATTGGCAGGGTTGTATTCCTTGTACTTGCCCGACCCTTCGGCCACGGTCACAGTGAAGCGGTCACCGGCTACGAAGTCGGTTGCACCATCATTGATAGTGAAATTGACTTCCCCCGCAAATGCGGCACCGACGATGGCGCGACCAACGACAACCCCGTTGGGGTTTTCGACGCTGAACGTGCCAAGGTTCGTGCCCGGCTCAATGCAGATGATTTGGTAAATCCCTGCTTTCGCCGTATCGCCAGCCGATACGGTCGTGATCGTGCCGTTGCCGGTGTTACCGGAGACAGCAGCTCCGCTGGCCGTGCCGACCGTTACCTTGCCCAGAATATGACCTGGTTGAAGGCTTTGACCGGAGACAATGGTGGCGTTCTCCCGCGACAGACTGCCGTTGGCCTCCGTCACGATAAATTCGGCCTTATGCTGGCCTTCGATGATTTCGGTCATGCTTAGTTTCCTTTCTTGTTGCGCGTCGCGTAGATCGCCGCCGTGTCGATCTTCGGTTCAGCATCGGTAGGATTGGTGTTGGCGGGGATTTGACCAGCAATGGCTGTCGCGTCCGCTTGCGTGGCGCGGGCATCCAAGAGGGCTTTCCGCACTTCGGCGGTCGGCGTGGACTTGGAGATGAAAGCCAGAGCCTTGTCAGGAACGCCCGCGAGCTGGCACAGCTCGGTGATTTCCGTGACGTAGGACATAGCTTCCGTCCGCGCTTGTTGCTGGAGGGCAGCAAGATCGGGCATGGCCTCCGTGCTTGTGATGGGTTGTTCGGTGGCTTCCGTCATGGGAATTTCCTTTCTTTCCAAGTTACGGTTGATAGTTGCTGGTGGATGGGCGACTTTCTTGGTGAGATCGGACAAGGCGTCGCCCATCGTCCCAATCCGGTCTGCAAGCCCGATGGTGACGGATTGCTCTCCGAAATAAAGCGCCGCCTCTGTTCCTTTGATGGCCGCAAGATCAATGCCTCGCATCCGTGCGACGGATACGGTGAACAATTCGTAGATACGATCCACCTCGGTTTGCAGTTGGGCGCGGGCAGGATCACTCAAGGGTTTATGCGGGGAAAGGTCGTTCTTGTGTTCCCCGGCATAAATGGCCGTGTACTTCAGGCCAGCGTCCGCTTCGGCTTCGCTCTGATCGAGGTGGATGGCGATCACACCGATAGAACCAACCCCGCCTGTGCGCGAGAGATAAACCCGCTCGGCGGATGCTGCGATGGCATAGGCGGCAGAAAAAGCTTCGTCGTTGGCGACCGCCCAGATCGGCTTATACTTCCGCGCCGCGAAAATCTTGTCGGCAAGGTCGAACACGCCGCCCGCTTCGCCGCCGGGACTGTCGATGTCGAGCAAAATGCCCTTGACCGCATTATCTTGCAGAGCGGCGTCCAGCCGTTCCGCGATCAGGCCGTAGCTCATGAGGCCGCTTTGAGCCTCCAGTCCGACTGTCCTCCGCACCAGCGTCCCGACGATGGGGATGACGGCGATGCCGCTTGTTACCTGGTAATCCCGCAAGGCGGGCTTTGTGCTGAAGGGGAGAGCTTCGCCACGAAGACGCGGCACGATGACGCCAAGGATCGTGTCCAGCTTGGCGCGGGCAATCAAAAGGGGCGTGTCGAAAACGCGCCCTGCGATATGGGGTAATAAGGTCATTCTTTTCCTTCATCTGTTTTGTCGTCAGGTTTGTTTTCTTGTGCCGCTTGCTGTTTGGGGTCTCCCAAACGGATGCCCAAAGCGTCCGCCCGTTGTTGGTCGGCAGCGATGCGACGGTATGTTTCGTCCACGTCGTAGCCCTCGGCTTCGATGATGTCGGAAGGGGACTTCCAGCCACACTCTTGCGCGATCTTCTCAGCCTGACGATCCTTGAGGGGATCGACCCATTCCCATTTCGGGGTAATCCATTTGACCGCCGCATACTTAGCGGGGTCGCGGGAGAAGCCGGGGAAATTGAGCGCGCCCGACAGCGACGCCGTTTCCAGCCAGCGTTTCCAGACAGGGCGGCAGAATTGGTAGATCAGAGTCGCGTGTTGGAATTGATCCAGACGGCGGCGGAACTCTACCGTTCCGGCACGGATGCTGGAGTAATTCGCGGCTTTCAGGTCGCCTGTGACGTTGGTATAGGGAACGCCCAGCGCGGCGGCGATAGCCAGCAACGTGCGGTACTGGAACATTTCGTAAGAGCCGCCCACATCGGCGGGGGAAGAAAACTTTACGTCCTCTCCGGGCAGAAGAACCTGCATTGTGCCGGGGGAAAGTCCTGCTATGGCGCTCCCTGCCGCATCTGGCGCGCCTTCGCCCAGCAGATTGTCTTCGGGCGCATTTTTGGTGATGAAACCCGCAAACAGGGCCGCAACTTTCTTGCGATCCAGTTCTGCGTCATCGTATTGGTCGAGCAGGTAGAGTTTTACCAGAGCAGGAGAAATCCACGGCACGCCGCGAATCTGTCCGGGGCGAAGGGGGCGATAGAGATGTAGGATTTCGCTGGCGGGGACGCGCACGATCTCGCCTTTGCCACTTTGATCTGTGGTGTCCCCTGGGTGCTTGCGGTAAAAGTGATACGCGACGCGACGCCCGATCTTGTCAAACTCGATCCCGCACCGGATTTGATTGCCATTGCTACCGAGTTCGTTCTTATCAAAAGGCAGATGCTCGGCTTCCAGGAGTTGAAGCTGGAGGGGGACGACCAGTCCGTCTTCCGGCCTGCGCGGACGGAAGCGGACGAAGCATTCTCCCGCCTCGAACATGGCGCGGGCAATAAGGGCTTGTATGCCGTAGAAATCTGTCAGGCTGTCGGCATCGGCCTCATCTGTCCATGCCAGCCAGACCTTTTGCAATTCGTCTTTCAACGCCTTATCTGTGATCAGGCTCGATGGCGTAATTCCCGTACCCACGACGTTGGCAACAAAACTGTCGGCGGCATTGGAAGCATAAGGATTAGAGCGCACGATCTGGCGCGCACGGGCGCGGAGGAGATCGCCGCCAGACGACAGCAAAGTATTGATATTTTCCTGCGTTGCCTTCCATGCGATCAGGCGACGTTGCTGCATCGCCCCCTCAAAGGCAGAGGCATTCAGCCGCCGCTTGAAGGCGGCGTTGATGCGGGAAAAGATGCCCATTACAAATCTTTCTCTGCGTAAATCTTGACTTGACGGGTTTGCGGCTGACCACTGTCCCGCGCCAAAGCCGCTTCGACTTCGTTCAGCGCGGCCTTTAGTTCGGTCATAGAACGGTATTCGACATTCTTGCCGTCATAGGACAGGCGCAGGACGCCGCTGGCGATAGCCTGTCGCAAGGCATCGCGTTGCTCGGTGGTATAGGTCATAGGTAATTGCTCCTGATAACCCGCCGTGTCGTGGACGGGGTTTGTGTCGGTTTCGGTGGCTCTGGCGCGTCCGTATGACGTGGGGTCATGCGCCCCAAAGCCTGTTCCAGCCGTTGCCATGTTGTTTCGCCGAAGCGATCAATTCCAAGGGCCGCGGCAGCGGCGCGCGCATAGATGCGGCAATCCAATGCCTCGTTGCGTTCCCGCATCTTGCGCCATTCGCGGCGTGGAAAGCCGCGACGGTCTTTGATTGTGACCAGCCGCTCTGCCGTCAATTGCTTGAAATATTCCTCCCCATGCTTGGGGAAATGGCAGAAACCCGCAGGCGGCTTGTCGCCATTGGCGCGTTGTTCATCGGTCAGTGTATCTTTTCGCAGGCAACCATAAAGTTCGGACTTGCAGAAAGACGAGCCAACCGGCCAGACCAGCAGACCACGCCGCTTGCGCTTGCCGTTGCTGGTAACGTCGATATGCCCCGGCGTACCGATGGCGGCACCAAGGCGATCAACGCCTTTAATGGCAATCACACGGTCGCTTTGCCGTCGCACCCAATCGTAAACTTCTTGTGTGGCGTAGCCGGTATCGATGGCAAGCCTTAAGATCGCCAGCTCTGTATTACTGATATGTGTAAATGTTTCAGCCAGCACGTCATCGAGCTGTTTCCAAACATCGGGCTTAACCGGATCGCCTTGCAATACGCGATAATCGATAGACCAGCTCTCGCGGTCACGGCCCCAAGCTACAATTTCAAGTTCAATGCGATCTTTCTGGACGTCGACACCCGCAGTCAGGAAGAGGCCGCCTTCCGGCACTTGCCTGATCCGATAATCTTCACGACGGTCATAGAGGCGTTGCCATTCGGGAGCCTCGCCGGATTCCGTCCATGTCCGCGCTTCAATCGTATTCACATAGACCTTCATCGCCGCATCGTCTTTTGCGGCAACCCTGCGCTCTGCGATCTGCGTCCAAGACAGCCACGGACTGTTGAGGCCGGACAGGTGGAAGCCAGCCGCTTTTCCTTCTCCTGGCGCATCTGCCCGCCACTCGCCGCGACTGTTCATCCAAACCTTGCGGTGGCTGGGAATGGCGACGCCACAATGAGCGCAGAAATAAGCGGCCTCTTCGGGATGATCCTTCGGCCATTGCAGGCGCTTTTCCTCCAGCACCTGATATTCCTGACATTCAGGGCATGGAATCCACCAGCGGCGTCGGTCGGAGGCTTCGTATTCCAGTTCAATACGGCTCAACCCCTGGATGGTCGGGGTTGAAACCAGAAATATTTTGCGGTTAGCAAACGTGATAGTACGTTGGCTGGCAAGACTGACGGGATCGCCTTCGCCATCAACGTCAAAATCGTATGCGTCAACTTCATCCAGAAAGAGGTAGCGCACCGGCATCGAGCGCAGGCCGACCGCGCTGTTTGCGCCGGTCATCACGAGGATGCCGCCCGAAAATTCCTTACTCTGCACCGTGTTGCCGCTGTCGCGGGCGCGGGCTTCTTTGACGCGCTCCCGCAGGACGGGGGTGCTGTCGATCAGAGAAGCGATACGCTGTTTCGACCAGCGTTTTGCCATTTCCACAGTCGGCTGTACCGCCAGCATCGGCCCCGGCGCATGGTGAATGACGTAGCCAATCCAATTGTTGCCCGCTTCCGTACCGCCAATCTGCGCGCCCTTCATGAAGACGACCTTCTCCACAGGAGAAGACGGCGAAAGGCAATCCATAATCTCGCGTATATACGGCGTGCGTTCGGTGCGCCACGGCCCAGGCGCACCAGAGGCCGTCTGCGACAAGAAGCGATGTGTGTCCGCCCATTCCGATACCGTCAAGCGGGGATCAGGCCGCAACGCGAAGGCCGCGTGCGAAAGACAATCTTGCAAAGCATCCATTTATTCCATCGGCGTGTTTATTTTTTCAATGGCACCGGAAGCATCGTTAAGGATGAGCCGTAAATCTTCTTCCAGCAGGTCGCGCACCTTTTTGGGGTCGGTTTCCGCCGCCAGTATGGGGGCGAGGCGGTCGGGAAGGTTCAGTACCCTGTCGCGTAGTACGCGCAGGATATTGAACCACGACACCTTGACGGCATCGATCTTGACCAGACTGCCGGACTTTTCTTCGTAAGACAGTTTTGCGAGTCGCGCATGGTACGCTTCCTTGACGGCGCGGCTTTGCGCGTAGCTGGGGCCGCTGTTGACGATGGGCGGCCCGACATGGTTTTCGGCGGCGTGGGTAGCGGCAACGGTCGCATCCGTCTGTCGTTGGTGACGTTGCTGCGCCTTATTGGTATTACGGCTCCATGCTGCATCCGCCTTGGCAGCGTCAATTGTGCCATCCGCTTCCTTTTCGATCCGGCCGGATTTGATAGCTTTCAGGACGGCGACATGGCTGACACCACGATGTCGCGCATAAGCGGCGATTGATAACTTCATGATCTTTTGCAGGCATTCTTCGCCATCCGATTGCTCAGGTTCGACTGGATAATCTCCGCAAAGGGAGTGTTCATGGAGATATAGAAAGGAGGACAATCATGTCCAAGAAAAGCACACCATCAAAAAGTGTTAAGAAGTCGCAACCCTTCAAATCCAAGGCCGCGCCCAAGGGCAAGCCGATCTCAGAACCCATGAAGGCTGGTCTCAAGGCCGTCGCCACGATGCCAGGCACGAAACTTGGCAAGCTCGTCGCCCTGCTGAGTCGCCCCAACGGGGCAACCGTCGAGGAAATGGCAGCAGAAAATGGCTGGCAAAAGCACACGGTGAGGAGCGCAATCTCGCACACGCTTGTGAAGAAGCATGGCTACGAGGTGGTCTCCGAAAAACTGGAGGGCGGCAAGCGTCATTATATGATCAAGTCGGGCGCAAAAACTGTCGCGAAATAATCAAAGAAGCCTGGAAACACCCGTTGATTGTTCTATAATCAACGGGTGTTTCTCTTCGCAATAATCTAGCCCAGCCAGAGCTTGATTACCTTCACGAATGAAGCGTGAATGAAGGTGTAAAGAAAAGGAGAAACACCATGACAACCGAGTCGAAAACTATCAACCAAACTGCCATCGCCGCCAACCTCGCGGCCTTGACGCAACGCCTGACCAAAGCCACCGCGCTGGCGCAAGAAGCGCAGGAGGCATTGGCGCAGGGCGAACAAAATCAAGCCATCGGCACGATCCTCGATTTTGAATATCTGCTGCCGGAAGCACAGGCGCTCTATAACGCCGCGATCACTTTGCATCGCAGTCGCGGTTGAGGGAGGCGGTCATGACAAAAGACGATATCATCCTCAAAATCGCGCAAACGCAGCTTGGCATCGAGACGCTGGAGCTTCGCAACCGCGACAGCCTTGATTTCCACGATGTGAGTGTTCGGCGCCTCAAGGAAGCCTTGGAGACCGCCTACACTGCAGGGCAACTGGCGGCAACGGAGGATCAGCAGAAGAAGATTCGTCAAGGTGGCAGCTACATGGCAGCGATTGAGGTCAGCTATGCCGACCTCTTCGAAACTTTCGGCGAGCCGCAACCTGGCACCGAAAACAAGACGGAGGCACAATGGATAATCCGGCTTCCTAAAAAGCAAGACGTCAAGATTTACAATTACAAGAACAGCAAGTCTTACGGCTCTCAATACCCTGACATCAAAGACGTCACGCGGTGGCACATCGGCGGGTTGGATACCTCCCTTGTCGACCGCATCGTCAGGATGCTCGGCGGCAGAGCCAAGCTTGTCCATAGACAGGGAGAATGAGCCATGATGAGAAACGTATATTTATTTGTCCGTAAACCCAGCTCCCTTGAGTCTATCGATCTTGAAGCCCTCAATGACGCTGGCGACATGGAGTACGCCCATGTCGCCGAGACGCAAGAGATGACCACGGAAGAATATGACGAGTTCGCGGGCGACTTCTTCAAAAGCCGTCCGTGGCTGGCGGGCAAAGGCGGCAGCAAGAAATACTTGCGTCAGGTCATCGCCGTCTCCGCGCCCGACAGAGAAACGCTTTACATCGACCCGTCTGGCCACGACTACGCGAGGTATGTCGGGCTTCTGGTCGACCAACTGGAAGAGGAGGAATAA